ATCGACCAACTGACTAACAGTACCGCTAGGCTTGATCGCAGTAATCGCGACAGAAGGATTAATGCCCAGCTTTTTAGCCCACTGCTCGTTAGTGACGATAGCTTCATTACGCATCTCCGTTAGCCACTTCTTTAGTTTAGCTTTGTCTTCTCGTCCTGATAGTACAGGATGATCCATTATGCCAGTAAGACTAACACCTAGTAGTGCTTCTTCCTCTGTGTTTGTCTTCCATATATTTCTTAGGTATCGGAAGTCTGTGAGGGTAGCCTGTAGAGTTCCAAGGATAGATGCAACGCGTACTTTTCGTTTGAGGCTTGCGAGCGTATCGGATGGCCTGACAACAACTTCAGATAGGTTGCAGAACTGGTAGGGTCTGAGGATGATTTCACTACATGGATTAGTTCCAAAATCGTAGGTAGCATCTCGTCGCTCGTTTCTTGCAGCTTGCTTTTGACTTGCCACTCTAGAAAAGACACCGCGTTCACCAGATCTTGATTCATATAAACTAGTCCACTCATTTAGGAATGCTTCAAAGTCTGGCTTCTCTGTGTAACACGCAGAGTTATTAGCCAGCCCACGTTGGGGTTCATCAACCCACCACTGCCCATGCTTACAACGGCGTAGCCTGTCATCGGTTAGGTTGGAGAGACTGATGAGGGCGCTTCGTCTAACTCCTCCGACAACGACGATTTGAGCAATCTTGCAGCAAAGATCGTGGCATTCAATGGATGTAAGCTTTCGTCCAGCTGCTCCCTGAAAGAGTTCAACTGTGAACTTGAAAAGATCGATGAGAGGTTCAGGACCACTTGCACGACCTCCGAAAGTCTTGAGCGTGGAACCTGCAGGTCTAACTCTGCTAACGTCCCATCCGGGAACTTGACCTGAGTACAGCAGTGATACCAACTCCCTAAACGATTTCGCCCATCCGATCTTCGAATCTGCAACATTAATAACTGTGTCGGTTTCATGGAATGTCTCCGCTACTTCTGGCAGCTTTGCTATGTACTGCCGTTCAACACTAAACCCTACGCCTGTACCGCACATCAGGACGTACATCATCTCGTCAAATGCTTTGGGATGGTCAATAGGTAGGTAGCTACAGTTAAATCCTGCTACGTTGTCACGATCTAGTGCCTCACCTGCGGTCATCAGTGCTCGCATAGATGGCATTACATCTAGATCTTGAATAGCTTTAGATATCTCTGATACATCAAAGTCGTTTAGTTCAGCACGATCTACCCAGTAGTTAACGTATCGGCTGACGGTTTCTTCCCACGTTTCTCTACGTTGTTCTTCTGGTAGGTATCGTGCGTAGCGGGACTTGTGTATGTATTGTTGATATGCGTCCAATGATATTACTCCTTTGTTGGTCTGTGTATCTTGTCCAATTAATAATTTCTTCTTTTGTTCTGTGACACCCTGAACATTTATCGTTGACTAGCTTACATTGTTTTATGCAGGGGCTTTCCATTCACTATGTGATTCCTAGTGTCTCGTTCTCTATCGCTGCTTTAGCTAGGCCAAGTAGTAAGTATACACCATCAGGATATTGTTCGGTGGCTGTTAGTTCAAACACTTCACCGTCTTCATACATGACAACAACACACTTAACTGGTCTACCTTCGTCTTCGTACTCTTTGCTACGTATAGCCAGAGCCGCTAGAAACTCAGATGTTTTAACACCTTCGTCTTTTTTTCTTACAAAGTTACCTTCAACTATTTTCATTCTGTAAACGTTCCAATAGTATTTCAAGATAGTGTATAGCTTTCTTGATATCTTCTATGCCGTTCTTGTTCTTCCATCTTGTGATGTACTTGATAGCGTTGGCTTCACACCAATCTATCTTGTTAGCAATGATGAAGTCTACAGGCTGTATGGCATAGCGGTTGTAGTGGTCACCTCCTACTTGTTTCTTGATAGGGTGCTGGTCTTGAGGGTGGTACAGTTTACCTACTGCTGTGTCCCACTCTTTGGGCGTTGCATCGTTAATAGACATTCTCTTCCTCTAAGTCAAACTTCCAACTGTTAGTGTCCACTTTGTCAGCGAACCGTTCAACCAACTCTTCGGATGTAATCTCTAACGCTTCCATGATAGTTACTTCATCGTAGCGCTTAGCTATTCGTTCAAGTATCTCGTCAAGAGTTAGCACCGTACTTCCCCCGTAGATAGGACATAGACACAGGCATCTCATCAAACGTACCGTTGTCTACCTCATTGAATACCCACAACCCAGACCATGATCCGTTAGTCTGAGGGTTCAGGTACTCTTCATCGTGTTGGTAATAGATACCAGCAAACAAAGATGTCATTCTTTTTCCTGCTGCGTTTCTGTCAAAGGCAATGTCTCTGTCTTGTACGTGTCCCATGACACATGACATATGTTTCTTTTGGAGCAGTAGTTTTGCATTAGTGACTGGCCTGCCCATGACACCGCTAGTGAAAAAGTGACAATAAGCAATACCGTCCACAATAACCGGCTGAAGATACGGATATACTTCCCAACCTCTGAGATTAAGATCTTCATAACTCATCAGTCCTTCTAGCTTTGCATCGTTTTCTACTGCACGTTCCACCCTGTACTCGTGATTACCAAGGGTAAAGATAAGGCGAGGCTTCCATACCTTCTTCTTCATCCTACGCATACGAGACTGCTCTGCCCTGATGCAGTCCATGAACACCTGCATAGCCTCGTTGCCAGCCTCTACGTCAGCAGAGTACCGCCTACCTTCGAACGATTTCTTACCAACATCGTATGATGACAACGATGGAAAGTCCCAGTGATCCCCCAGATGTATGATAGTGTTAGGCTTGATAGCTGCTGCATAGCGTCCTGCCCACAGCATATGGTCAATAGGATGATCTGGTTTGATCTGAGTATCAGGTATTATTAGGTGTCTCATCTTCTCCATCCTGTAGGTATTGTGTCAAGAGTGTACCAACGGAATCCATGCTTCTCTGCCCACTCTTCCATTGTGTAGCGTGTACCATCTTTTCTTCTTCGTGATCCCGGCATGGGGGTCTTGGCTCGTTGGAAGAGAAATACCAACTCCTCCTTTGGGCTAAGTGTCTCCGCGATGATGACATACTTACGTGCCTCCTCTGATGTACGGAACCTACCCTTGGCTTCTATGTACCATGTCTTACCACGATGTATATAAACAAAGTCAGGCTCGTAATGTTTAGGGACAAGATAAAACAGTCGTTGTTCTGGGTGATACTCACAGCCCTGCATAATCTCATGGGCTTCTTTCTCAAACTTGGAATCATATTTCACTTGGCTTCTCGTACTTGTCATCAGGTGAACGTAACAGGTACAGGAGTTGTAGGCTTTCTAGTAGCCTGTCCTCATCCAGTTCGTGATCCCAGTAGTGAGTAAGACAAGTACTGTAGCACTCCCACTCTGTTGTGCATGGGTCAATGATCTTGTCAGCTTTCTTAGGGCCGATACCATGTATGCCCGGTATGTTGTCAACACGATCACCCATCAACGCCTGCTTGTACAGCCAGCGCATAGCATCATCTTCCTTAAATGCATTTAAGTTTTTCTTGGTGTAATCATACATAGAACAAGGAACCTGCTTGAAGTCTTTGTCCAGTGAGCAGATGATAGCCTTGTGGTCTAGCTCAGTTGCCTTGATTGCAATAGCATCGTCAGCTTCCATGCCGTTGACAACCTGTGCGTTCCACTCAGATACCATGTAGTCACGTAGCAGATTCTTGTGTACTGGTACTCGCTTGTTATCACGGTTACCTTTGTAGGGTTGGGTAGTGGCAACCTCGTCCCTGAAGTTACCCTTACCCGTGAGGTATACAACGCTGGATGTGTAGTGCTCAGACAAATCCATGACCATTTCGGACAGGTAGTTGTCTAGGGTCTGCGTTGCAACGTCTTCACTCTCTTCGTCACAAGCAAACCCTACACGGTAAACCAGCATATCACCGTCAATCAGTATCACAGAGCTTCCATTTCTTCGACTTCAGGTGCGTACTCAACAACGTCACTAACTACAAGACGCTTGAGCGTGGCACTACGACCTTTCTTCTTGAGGTATTCCCAATCGTAGTACCCGATGAGACATTTAGCTTTGGAACCATTACCCACAGTGACTCCTGATTCTGGGTCATCCATCTCGTCTCGCGGAGTTCGTCCTTTGATGAGCATCTCTGATCCGTCAGGGTTGAAGGCTCGGTACTTGTTGTTAGACTTACAGGTGATGTAGTTTCCACGCTCATCTCCCTTGTTGTGAATGTTAAGTCCCAGATCTTCCAACGCAGTCACAGCAGCGTCAGATAGATTAGCAAGATCCACTGTGTACTTACCAGCTAACTCATTCTTGTGAGTCAGGTTAGGCCAGAACAGATCACAGTTAACCATTACGTTGGGTGCTTGGTCAGACATATAGCATTCTCCTGCTAGTTAAACTTACCATAATATTATACCACATAAAATAGAATTGTGCTAGTGGGTATCTGCCCAACTATTACCAACTCTATACTCTCCGTCCAACGGACAGTTCAGTTGCAGGACTTCACCTGCGAATACCATTGCGTTGACGCACGACTTACCAATGAAGTCTGCATCCTCTGGGCGGCA